CTCAAACTCTTCTTCTAATCACAAGAAAGTTGCTTCCACTGTCCATAACAGTTGTCGGTATACATCTTAAGTTTAGTCCTATTGGTCCAATTCGACCCTAGCACTAACTTCGAGATCTATCACCCGCAAGCTGATGCACACTGAAAGTTCAAGTGATTACCCAGTTTCGCACCACTTCCCGCCAAAGATCCACCCTGCTTGTCACTACCTGCACTACATCAAACTTGGTTACGACACACCCACCGCCAACTTCCTTGCTCACGAGTGTCGCCAGCTCCACCGATGTCACTCTTGGCGCACCTCAATGGCCTCGTGCCCTTGCCGGAGCACCAGTTCAACCTCCAAGCTCGGAGGCTCCCTACTCTTTCTCGCGTCGCTTCTCGTATTAACCGCTACTCTACCCTCCGTATTGCAAACAAACGTGCCGTCACGACTTTGGAGGCGCTAGGTATCTCGACCACCGACGAACCCCTCTATGACCACCCTCACGCCGCCTGCAAAACGATCGACTCATACATCCAAACCGAGATTTTGCCACACCTGCTAACCGCTGATTTCACTGCCATGTGGACCAAAGTCAAACACGCCCAACGACTCGCGAACATCACCCAACACTCTGTCAACCTCCAGAACTCTGTACTCGACTCCAAGGATATCTTACGCTACGGCCTAGTCGGTGCGGGTTACACTCCTGTTCTCACGCCCCAGTGTTGGATCCATGACGCCGCGCACTTCCTCGTCCCTGGTGACCTTGAGTACATCTTCCGAACCAGCCCTGCCCTCACTGACGTTTATGGTACCGTGGTTATCCCACCTGAGCTCCTCGACAATCTGCCTCCCATGACCCCCGAACTTTACACGTTTGAGCGAATCGGTGATGAAGACTTCCAGTTCTACCCCGACGGTCACTGCGCCGGTGCGTACACCCAACGGATGTCGCAACTCTGGTGGCTCACCCACCGCCGCATTATCTGTGACGACTTCTGCCTCACTCTCCGCAAAATTGAGTCCTTCGGTGCCCACCACCTTTTCCACGTCACTCGCCATGAGGTCATGCCACCCACCTACAACTCGTTCCAGTTCAACAACCGCGTCCAGATCCCCAAGGAAATCCTCCCGTACTTGTCGCGCCGCTTCTACAGCGTTGATAAGAAGGTGTACCAGACTGCCCTGAGTTACGTCATGTCGGTGAACGCTTCCAAATTGCATCAGATCAAAGCCCGTGCTCGCGCTACCGTTGGTTCAATTGACCATGTTGTTCCCCTTTCCGATGAGTTGACCACTACTTGCCTCGCTGCCGCCATCGCCAACGCTGGTCTTATGTACATCCCAGGTGCCTTCTCCGTTTATCTGCCCCACCACATTGTCACACGTCTCGGCCCAATCCGCTGGTTACGTCTTCTCTGGTCACTTCCTCACCGTGCCGCCTGGGAGAATCTCCTACACGAACTGGACCCCAAGATCTACTCGGCTACCCAAACTCTTGACGATGCGTATGTCGGTGATAACGCCCCACGTAGCGCTGGAACCACCTTCGAGTACAGCCCGATGACTCTCCGCCACCTCTTCACCTTGGTCAAGCACATCGCCTCAGGCTCCTCAGGAACCACTTACGGTCGGATGCTAGGTGCCGGAACTGCCCCCCCCGTCGGACCTCCAATGTTCTCCGTGTATGCCGCGCGGCACTTTATGTATGGCGCTTACTTGACGGTGCTGCCAACTCTGGTTAAAGCGGTGTGCAAGATCAACCCCGTCGCCCCTCTGATGTTTGCACTCAACCACCCTGTCCTCGCTGCCGCCTCCGTGTTGCCACTTGCCATCGCCGGTGTCGCCGCCTGTCCTCTCGCTGCCCGTGCTCACAACGCCTCCGTCTCCCACGTTTCTCGGTTCTTTCGCGCTGCCTTCCCAACCGGACTTCTCTCTGACTCGATCCGCGCCACGTACTTCAAGCTCAAGTTGGCACAGGCCCCAAAGAGTGTTGCCGGCCCAGGCCCTCGCACCATAGTCATTGACCCCACTGTACAGCGTTCTTCCCTGTTGCCTGCGGACCCTAACGACCTCGGTGATGATGATTCTGATGACTCTGGCTCCGGCTCCGACTTTGGCCCACCACCTGAGAAGGCTAAAGGTCACGGCTACTGCACCTCCGACACTTGCCCTGAACACTCTGGTGAGGAATCTGCCATGAGTGATTGCCTAAGTGGTGTAGAATTCAACGGTTTACCTGGCGGCCGCTGCCACCTTTGCCCTATCGCTCGCTATGGACGGCCTCCCCGCACCCCTGAATCTGACAACCAAGTGCCCGCCTGTGACACCAAACTGACCCATGAAACTTGCCCAGAGTGTCCTCACGACGGTTGCGCGCTCAATTCCGCTTCCTCTTGCTTAGCCGTGGAAGGTGCCCAAGCTGCTGCCCCGTGCCCCCACTGCCTCGAGATGCCTCCAGCTGGCTGTGGGTTCCCTCCTTACCCTGCCTCCATGACTTGCTTGTTTGACGCTGTTTCTACTGCCTCCGGTGTCTCAACTGAAGCAATCTGGAGTATGTACTCCTACAAGAACGAGCGTGCCACAGCTGTCTCTCTCTCTCCTGCCGGCATGGACGAATATGACGTCAACTTCCTCGCAATTCGTATGGGCCTCAAGATCATCGTCAAACGCATCTACCCCAAGATGACCCTGGACGTCGCTTACGGGCTTCCCGGTGGCAACGAGGTTCTCATCAACTACCGACCCGGCCATTACTTTGCGGACTCCCTCCACGGCGGATACAGCCTACCTCAGAAGCCCGCTGCTAACAACAAGTTCGTCTCGACATGGCACAACTTTGTCCCGGACTACCGCGCTGCTGATGGGCTCATCAAGAACATCGAAAGCGGTCACTTCGGCGTGCTGCTCCCCCGCGACAAGGCTCTGCTCCGCAAGCTCCGTAGCTTGGTCACCAGCCCCGGTGACTACCCTACCAAGGTTCAGATCGGTTGCGTGTTTGGCATGTTCGGCTCTGGTAAAAGTTACCCGTGGATACAGAAGCTCAAACGCATTGCCAATGGTGATGCCGACCACTTTCGCTGGGTTACTTCAGAATTGGAACTCCGAACTGATGCCGCCTCCAAGTTCAATCTCAAGTCTGGCCTGGGGTACCGTGTTTCAACCTTGGAAGTCCCGTTCACCGGCTCCTACGCCCCTCTGATGATCCTCGACGATGTTGGTAAGTTCCCCCCTGGTTACACCACCCTGCTTGCTCTCGCGTGCCCCGGAATAACCCACATCTTGGTTAATGGTGACCCTTCTCAATGCGTCTACCACTGCCCTAAGCCTGGTAACACTCTCAACTCAATGCGCGCCGAGATTGATGCCCTCGCCAGGTACTGCTCCGAATACAAAATGACCAGCACGCGCCCTTCTTGTGGTGTAGCCCACGAACTCGGTGTCCCGCATGCATGCAACTCCCGCCCTGGCACCATCATCCGCAATGCTCAGCCTAACGCCAACCTGCCGGTCTTGACCTCATCTGACGCAGCCGCCACAACTCTCACCAACCTCGGACGTGACGCTCGAACCGCCAGCAGTAGCCAAGGCCTCACCCTCGCGAACCACTATGAGATTATTGTTGACAAGCACCTACTCATGGCCGACGACCGCTTGTGGTACACTGCCCTAACCCGCGGCAAACGTGGTATCGCTCTCGTGTACTCCGTTGGTAACATGAACAAGTCTCACATCGCCAGTCGGATTGCTCAGGCTCTGCTTACCGGTACCCAGGACCAGTTACAACAGGCCATCGCCAACCACATCGCCAAGTACACTCCTGCCCGGTTGCTCGACCCGAACAAGTTAGGTGCGTCCACTGCGACTAAACTGCTCGGCGGGTTCGAAGACGCTGACCGATTGGAGTCCTTCGTTGACGCGCTTCCCCATTTGTCTGGCATCATCGACACGACGCCTGAGCCCTGCTTCCCCGCTGACGGGTCGCCTGAGCCTACCGCCCCTGTCCCCACATTGGCCGCCGCCACATTCTCCAGCCTCTATGACATCGCGAGTCACGGCATTGACCAGCTCCTGTCCCTAGTCGGAATCAACATCGACGAGGTCCGCCCCAGCGACGAACGTGAGGTGTTGATTGACGATTTGCTCACCACCCAGGTCGTGCCGGATAGTGACCTCGATGGCTTGTTTATCCGCCACCGCCGTGGTGACCTCGCCACTGAACAATGGACACTCAAGGGCCGGTATGTCTACCCCGATGGTCGCACCCAGAAAAGTGAGTCTGTCCAGGCTTATGCCCTCTACGCTGCTTGGCTCAATACCTACAGACCCACCCCGCAACCCTTTGACCAAACGCTCTGGGAACTGTGTGCCAAAGAGGATCAGGAAACCTTCCTGTCCAAGGGCGTCAAAAGGCTCATTCAGATCGCAGATCGTGCGGACCCCGATTGGCACATCACCTACGCGGAGCTCTTCATGAAGGGACAGGCAGTCACTAAACCCGGGACTATTGGACGCGACGCTAAGAAAGGGCAACTCATTGTCAGCTTCAGCACGGAACTCAATTACCGCTTCGGTACCCTCGCCAAGTACATGTCGAAGATGCTGAAGCGTTCCCTCCCGGCCTGGCTATTCCTCCTTGACGGTAAGACTGACAGTGACATGAACGAGTTTGTCCAGGGCCTATGGGACTTCAACGTGGAATCGTCTGAGGATGACTATGAAGGCTTCGACAGCACGCAGGGACCCGAATTCCAGGTGTTCGATGCCATGGTCATGCGTTTCTTCGGTGTACCCGAGGCTGAGATCGAGTTCTACCTCTGGTTCGTGACTGTCATCCATACCTTCCTCGGTTTGATGGGTCCCATGATGGCCTCCGGTTTCAAGTTCACGCTGATCTTCAACACACTCCGTTCACTTGCTTACCAGGCCCTAAAGTACACCATCCCTTACGGGACGCCAATGGCCGCGACGGGTGACGATGTGGCGCTGAACGCTGTGGTCCCTTACTCTTCCCAGTGGACTGTCCTAGAGCGTATGTTCAGGTTGATTTCCAAACGTCAGGTCAGTATGAACCCTACTTTCTGTGGCTGGAAGTTTTGCGCCGTTTCGATCTACAAACTCCCCAGCTTGATTTGGCACCGCACTGTGTACCAGATGAACCGCGGTAACCTACCCAAGTGCCTACTCAATTACATGGCCGACGTGACCCCCCTCAACGCCAACCTTGAGCTGGTCTCTGAGCACCTCACCGAGAAAGAACTTGAGGACCACTTCGCGACCATGGACCTGCTCCGCGCGGAAGCAAAGGCCACCGGCATGAAGGTTTTCGGCAACTTCACCACCACCTACGGCAGTAAGAAGACGTACGACATCCGAGAGATGGTTGGGGGATTCAATAAATCACAACCACCTCAAGATTCTGACTCTTCACGATTCACCCACCCGCACACTCCACCTCGCCCACTATGCCTTACACTTGGAAGAACCGCGATGCTACTGCAAAGGCATTCAACGCTGAGTGGTCCACGGTCAAGAGCGTGCGCGAGCTTACTCGCGGCCTTGTCAAAACTGACTACAGTGTTGTGGAAAGCCGCCGATCCGCCCACCGCATTCTCAATGATTTCCTCGCCAACATGGAACCGGCCTCTGACCTTTTCCATGATGAACAGCGTTTCCCGTCCGGCTTCATGCGCTCCTACATCACCAACTACGACTCCAACACTGAAGCGCTCTTCATCTCTCTTGGGTCTGTTCTCAGCTACAGGACTACCAATCAGGCTAAGGATACCGACGCCGGCACCGGCAACAATCGGAAGTCTGACACCCAGTCAACACAGGCTGATCAGGGGGTGCAGGACAACACCAAACGCTTCGAGGAACTTCTCCGTGAACTCGCCTTGCTACCCAACGCGGACGAACGTGTCTGGCGCCGCTCAGTCTTTGAGCACCGCATCAACGCCACTTGGACCACCGATGATGATGATGACACCGATGACGATTCTGGGGCTTCTAGCTCTAAGAAAGGAAAAGGGAAAGCCGGAAAGAAAGGTGACCCTGCCCCGTGACTAATCCCATTGCCACCGTCACCGACGCCGTCGCCCCCCCCCCCCTGGGTCCTACC